CTTGATTGCTTCTAATGTCTGTTTAATTGCTTTTTTCACTAAATCTATTTGTTTTTGTTCTTCCTCTTCTTGGAGTTCTTTTTCGGCCAACTCCACGACCTTTTTTGTTTTTTCCATTTTTTCTCCTTAATTTTTATTTTTCTTTTGCCCTTATATATTGATTCCCATTTTCACTATCTTATATTGTAATGCACTTTTTGGTTTTCCCCATAAATACTCTGGCTCAAGTATTGTTGAAGGACTTTCCTTGTTTTCGCCTTTTTTAACGATTAACCCATAAAAATTACTTCTTTTCTTTCTTTTCATTAAAGTAGATTCTTGAGCTAAATTAATATTTATTCCTCGACCAACAGCTACCCCAAGCCAATATTCTATACAACCCTTTTCATCTCGTAAATATTCGATTTTAACACCAAACTCCATATCTATACCAAGAAGAAACAGATTTTTGGGTTTTTGGGAAATTGCCAAAGCTAACATATAAGATATACTGGTCAAAAAATGTGCTATTCCATATTCTTTTATCATTTCTTCCATCGGATACCTGACGTTATTTTTAATCTCCCTATATTCGCCTAAAGTGTAAACCGGGAAGTCTTTTTCATTTATATTTTTTAATATTTCTTTATCTCTGTTAAATTGGGTAACATAAAGATTCCGTATTATAAAAAGTCGGTCAATTTCTCTTGCCTTGTAAACACTATTACAGCCCCAATATTCCGCCTTTTCAGGTTTTTTAACGGGGCATCTCAATAGTGAATTGCCTCGACCTAAAATAAAAATGCTATCCAAATTTTTAACAAATTCTTTTTTCATATTTCTCCTTTATTTAGCTCTAAATAATTTTTTAATTGCCGCCTCACTTTTATGAAGTGCGGGTCTTAAATACGGTCGAGGTGCTTGCGCATATTTTCGACCAAGAGAATCCACACCAATAAATCCTAACTCTAATCGACGGGCATACTCAAGATTTGTCCCGACTTGTCCCACTAAACCCTCGGAGGTCACTTTAGGTTTTGTATGGGTAATTCGCCCTTTTAAAGTTCCTGTCGGTGCTGCGGGAGCATGACCCGGCGGTGATGGAGGAGCAACTTTTCCAATACTGTCTTTGGCAGTGTTTTCCACCATAATGCAAGCTTCTTCAAGTGTTACCAATGCGCCCAACTCAACAGCCAATTTTAATTCTGTTCCATACCATTTTACAATTCCCATTAATCTTCCTCCCTTTTTAGGGTCAGCACCATAAATTTTCCAATTTCGTCAACATTTGAAAAATCTATAATATTATAATTTTCATCATTATAAACCACTCGCATTTTTGAATTGATATTAGAATAATAATTGCAGTAAACTTTGCAATCCCTAATCCATACAACTCGATTGTTTACAACAGATTCGCCCCTTGACATCCCGTGAAGCCAGTTAAATCGGCAAGCAATATCGGCTAAACCTTCAACATTATCCCAAGTAGTTGTAACTGTGCCATAATCGTCTTTCGTTTCAGTACTTTCTTGAAAATCAATTTTAGAATTATACAAATTCTGCATAATTACGCCACTCCCAATTTTGCTTTTTTATTTATATATCTTGAAAGTAAAATATCGGCTTCTGATACCCCTGTCATCGATTTACCTTTTTGAGAAGTATCAAATTTGCTGTAGCTATAATCTCCAAGTTTTTCGCTTTTCATCCCATAACCTGAACGGGAATATAGACCTTCATTATTTTCTGCCCTTACTAAGATGACACAAGTTTTTTGAATATTTAATGGGCAACTACGCCACCCCATCGAGCCCCATACTTCAATATTTCTTTTCCCTTTTGGGAAAATATCGTTGGTAAAAAATTCATAGGGCTCCATCAAAGTTCCTGGCTCATGGCTAGTCAATATCGGGTTTCGATATAAACTATTCGCATCAAAATCCCAATTATAAATTATATCAACCGTATCACTCGAAGTTAAGGTCATCGGCAAAGAATTTTCTAAAGTATAAATCACGTCCCCGCTTGAAGTTGCGGTATGGCTAATAATCTGACTTCCCCAATAATGCTCTGTTTCGGAAGCATCGTAAATCCCAATATAGTCATTTTGATAATAATTTGCCGAAATTCCCGATTGAGTCAGGGTCACGGTCGACTCCCCAGAACTCCCTGAAATATCAGTTCCTGTAAAGTCTAACTTGTCAACTTCTATATCAGAAATTACCATCTTGTTTACAGACAAAATCCTGCTAGAAATCTGGGGAAACATTTGGTCTTCACCATTCCCGTCAAGAAATTTGTGAAAAGTTTTAACGTAAAAATAATCTCCAGTAATTTTCTCGACAGTCTCCTCAACCCGGTCAATAATTTCGGTTTTTTCTATCGTCGTTAACCCTGTTGAAAAATTATCTATATCGGCAATTTCTATATAGTTACTAATAATTTTCAGCCTTCTTCCTTATTTTTTCTCTTCGACTTTTGGTTCTGCTTTTTCTTCTTTTGGCTCATAGCCAAATTTTTCGCATAAACTAAAATGCTTTAAAAAATTAAGCTGCTTTTCTTTGTCATATTTTGCGAGTTCACCCTTGATGACTGCTTTTGCCCTGTCTGGAACTTTTATTTCTTTGGGCTTGTCTTCTTTTCTATTCCAGCTTGTGCCGTTTGGTTTAACTTCAAATTTTAATCTGTCAATTTCATCTTGGCTAAAACCCAAAACTCCCATAAAATCATTCATTACCTTCATGGATATAAAATCAGTTTTTGATTCTGCTGACCAAGCCTTACTCATGCTAATTAAATTAATCCTCTCTGCGGTATTAAATTTCATTTAAATCTCCTTTCATTTTTTATTTTTTTTAAATAAGAGGGAAGATTACTCCTCCCCCTTACTGTCCAAATTAACAATACATTACGTAGTCGAAGTTATAGTTTCTATGGCAGTTCCGTTGTAAAACATTAATTTATTAGTTGTATTGTCATACCATAATGCTCTTTCGGTAGAACTCGTTCCAGTAGTACCAAATACTACTTCATAAGCTCCGAATGTCACAATGCCATCAGTTGTTACTGCTCCGCTTAGTGCTAAAGTTGTATCTGCAACTATATCTAATTGACTTCCAGTGGAAGCCTGAATATAATTACCTGTCGTACTAAACTGTATTTTATTGGTACTTTGCATTTCTACTGTTCCAGTAATATCTAACTCACTTGAATCAGCTACCCATTTTAAATGATGGTCTGCATCTTCTCCATAAATATCAATATCAAATGATTTTGTACCTCCGGTAGAACCTATAATTATATCAGTATTATCAGCAACAGGAACTATATTTAATTCAGCGCCATCCCAATCAATAACTACATCGCTTCCATCCCCAAGAATGATTTGGTCTTCGTCTCCAAGTACTAAATCTACTGCATTAAACGTTACTGTATTTCCAGTAGAACCAAATACCACAGAATAACTAGCGCTTTCTCCGTACCATGTAATATCCCAAGCAGCAGCAGAAGTTCCTAAATACATATCTGAGCCATCAAGTGCAGGAATAATATCTAAATCTGTACCATCCCAAGCTATAGTAACATCGTTGTCATCACCTAAGTACAAATGGTCTGAATCCTCTAAAGATAAGCTTACTCCATTAAAAGTAACATCAGAATTACCTTCATCGAAGACAATAGTATTCGAACCAGCATACCACCAAATATCAAAATCTAAAGTACCGTTTCCAAATTTAAAGACTGTTCCATCAGCAGCAGCTAATATATCAAAATCGGTTTCATCCCAACGCATGTAGACATCACCAGGTGAAGTCGCGTCACCAAATCCGAGTATATCATTATCTCCAAGATATAAATCCATATCGTCGAAAACTACAGTATTAGTTGTTCCACCGGTAAATACTACGCTTTGAGAAGTGGTTCCACCATATGCAGTTATTGTCCAACCATGAGTTGCGTCTCCTAAAATCATAGCAGCAGCATCAGCAGCAGGAACAATATCAAATTGGTCATCCCAAGCCATGCTAACATCGTTCTCATCACCCAAGTATAAATAATCATCATCTTCTAAAGATAAGTCCATACCATTTAAAGTTATATCGTCTCCGGTTGAAGAAAATGTAACCAGATTGCCAGCGGCACTTCCATACCAAAGTATATCAAAAGATAATGTTCCATTTCCGATTCTCAAATCTGTTCCATCTGCAAGACACGATAAATAAAAATAAGGAGTAGCGCTAATCCAATTTAACCCTACATCGCTATCAGTTCCGAAATACAATGCCGTATCGTTATTATAAGTAGCAGAAGTAGTTGTAGGAATAACTAAACTTCCAGCTGCATCAGTATAAATTGCATTGTAAAGAGCGTCAGTTTCATCATATAAATACAATGCATTTCCACCCATAATTTTTACATCACAATCTATACCATCGCTAAAAGCATCATCTATATCTCTACTAATCGGTTGCATTATATCGCGATCTAAATTACTAAGATCTTTTTTCATTTTTTTTCACCTCTTTTCTCATTTTAGTTTTTCTAGTATGAATTTTTCACTAACTTCTGTTTCGTCGAAAAAAATAGTTTCCCATCCAAAAGATTTAAATACTTTTGAACGTTTTTCCTTCCAATCGTCAATACTATCATTATTCCTTAATTTATAATATCTCGCATAAACCTCAATAGCTATTTTTTCATTATTGGTATTAATAAAATCGGGATTCTTTCTTCCTATTATAAAAGAGCCATCTCCAACATATTTATAGGGCAGATTATATTTGTTTATAATCTTTTGAAATTTTTCTTCAAGAGAAGTCGGGGTTCGTCTACTAAGAACTTTTTTAAGTCCTTCTTCAGTACTTAGCCATTTTTTCATTCTTAAACTCATTTTGAGCTTTGTACTTTCTGAAGCTTTTCTATTTTTAGCTAACATACTTAATCTCTTTTTAAATTCTTCGGTACGAATTTTCCCCTTGTTACCCTTGCCTATTTTTATTCTTGTTTCTGGCGAACATATATGAGTTTTCCCTTTCATGGATTCACTTATTTTTTTTCTTTCTTCAGGATTTTTAAATCTCTCTATTAACGATTTACTTATTTTATCTTTTGTTTCTTGAGAATGATGTTTGCCTTTCATTTGAGAAATTTGACCTTTGTGAGCTTCTGATAAATGTTTTTTATGTTCTTCTGAAAGTTTATGTCCCTTAAGAGATTCACTTAATTTTTTTCGTGTCTCTAGGGAAACAAACCGACCCTTATGTTTTTCACTCATCTTTTCTCTTGTTTCTTCAGAAACAATTTTCCCTTGATGAGAAATGCTCATTTTCTTTTTTGCTTCTTCAGAATGATGTCTACCAAACCAATAGTTTTTTTCACCTAAATGAGCCTGCCGTTGTTTCTCTTTATATTCGGGCAATTGACGATATTCAACTATTTTTTTCACCTCACTCTTTTGTTAAAATTTTTACTAATTTATTTTTCTTTATTCTTTTTTTCATTTCAATTCCTCTTTGTTTGGCTATTTTTAGAAGCTCAAAATAATTCATCTCTGCGTACAATTCAGTTATCTGAATATTTGGCGTGTTGCTTGCCGCTTCTGCAAAGTTTTCATTGTCCGTAATTTTAGTCTCATACATTGCCATAAAATATGGTACACCTTTTACTAATATATCTGTTTGTTTGCCAAAATTTTGAATTTTCCAGAGCATGAACTTATTTTCCTTTCGAAATCTTTTATATGGGCTACAAAAAGTTTATGTTTTTTTATAGCCCACAAAAATATTTTTTTCAAATAACAAATCAAATGAAATCGCCAAGTTTCACAGGTTAGCATATTTTTTACCCATGTGTTAAATCGTGTAGTATAACTGCAGCTTCAGGATTTTCTACTTTCATATCCATCCTTATGGTGTAATACACGTAACTAGCTTCATCAGCAGGTTTTCGTTCACTCTCAAGTTTCAAACTGCGGTGGAGTCCAATTATAAAGTTATCCTTATTTGTTAAAATTACATCAGTATATTTATAATCATCTGTTGCAGTTCCATCATTATAGGTTTCTGTTCCTGCACTTCCAGTCCCAAAAGTTGTAGGAAGTAAAGGTATTGTTGCTAAAGGAACAGTCCCAAAATTAAGAGGAGCTTTTCCTAATATTGCGTTATCTCCTAAAACAGTACCTCTTTGAGATAATGCTTCAGTAAAATCAGATGCTACAATATCATTGCAATAAAATCTCAAGTTCCCAAGACCTTTTACTTTGTATTTAGAAGGTAATTTGCTTAACATCTTCGCAAATTTGAATTCCCATAAAGTAGTGCCTGTACTATATTCTGCAATTTTCCCCGCGTTAGTAAAATCTCCAGTACTGGAAGCGTCTAATTCAGTTGCAGCATTTGGTAATGTACCTGAATCAGAAGGGTCTCCATGCAAAAGATGGTATCTAAAACCATTAAATAAACTTCTTGCATCGGTTGTAGTGTAACCAGAAGTAGTATTGGAAACATAATAAATTTCATCTAACTCGTTGGCTACTCTAGTTGCTATAATTTTCATAAGATGGTCTGCAAATGCCTGTCCTTCAATATTGTCTTCTAAATCATCATCATAAATCACAACTGCCCCACGCAATTTTTTGCTCGACAAAGTCATCTTTCCTTCACTAAAAGTTTTTACATAGTCACTCGATGCAAAAGTACTTGCGGGTTTAAGGAAACGTTTAGTGGTGTCATAACCCATATACCGAATATTCTTTTCATTTTTGGACATCTTAACAATTCGTGCATTCTTATTCCAAAAACTTTGTTCAACTATATAATCTATAAATTTATCTGCCTCTTCCGGATCAAGAGAAATATCGGGCATAGCAATTAAAGAAGTTGACTTAATAAATTCTTTTTTTGATAATAGTGCTTTATTGTTTATCATTATTATTTCGCCTCACTTTCATTATTTATTGTTTATTTATTATTAATTATTCTTGGTTCATAAAAGTCCATTCAAAACTTCCATCTTTTTGAATATGCTTATTCTCTTTAGAACTTCCGTCTGAACTTTCTTCTTCTAAACTCTGTTTGTCACCTTTTTCAACTTCTAATTTACCAACTTTTTCTTCTAAGTCTTTAATGGCTTTATCTTTTTTCTCCATTTCTTCTTTTGCTTCATCTTGTGTTTTCTTCACTGCCTCATTAACTTGATTTTCTACTTTTTCTTTTTCGGCTTTTTCAGCTGCCATTTTTTTAGTATCTTCAGTCGGTAAAAGATTTGATAAGGAACTTATAACATCTGCCAAACCATCTAACTGTTTCACAGCATGTTCAATAACATTGAGAGTATCCTTAGATAATTTCTTCCCAGCTTTTTCTACATTTTTATCTTCGGTTTTCTCCACTTCTCTAACTCCGAATTTTGCCAAAATACTTAATTCTTTGTTTAAATCTTCAGGCAATTCATCTTTGTATTTTTTAAGAATCTCTAAAGCCCCAGAATATTTTTTAATGTCCTCCTCGGACAATGCCTTAAAGACTTCCATTTGTTTTTCTGATATTTCTTCAAGTCCATTTAAGTCCTTGAAGATTTCTATTAATTTATCCACTTTATTCACCTCTTTTGATTTTTCACTTTTTACGATTATAAATTTCTTTCGAATTGCAGGTAAATCCACCAGATTTTCCTACAGGGAAATCTCATCGATTTCTATATTTTTGAGATTCCTCATATTGCATCACTCCCCATTATTCACGCCTTAAAACAAAAAAAATAGGACGCAAACTTTATAGATTTTTTCTTATAATCTCTAAAGCTTACGTCCTATCGAGCTTCCCTTTCAGGAACTTAATAAGCACTATAACTGTTGAAATTCGCTACATCAATATTTTATTTTCTTTATTATATATTAAACTCAATTTAAAGTCAAATAAAATTGAAAAATAATTTTTTCAGATATGCCCCTCTGTCATACTTGCTTTCCCAGCAATCGACCAGCCAGTAAGTTTCCCGGAAACAACGTCATCCCAAATATCCTTATTTTCAGAATCTCCAAGATACACGCTAAGCCAAACTTCACCTTTGTGCAAAATATAATCATCGCTTTTTCCGCCTTTGTGATGATCCTCGTCGACCATATATACTTCAACAATCGGTACATTTCTTGATTCCCCTTTATGCATAACTTTAATGTTTCGTTTATTTATCATGTAATTTTTCATCGCCGACCAGACCTCTTTTTGTCTGGCAAAATGATTTTGGGAATCGAGCTGATTTGAGAAATAAGCCACTCCACCCACTATATATTCGGGTTTTTTGCCAATTTTCTTAAAGTCAAATTGTATTTCTGATTTATTCAAATGTTCTTCTGGCCTCCCAGAACCTGGCCTTTTTGCTCGTCTCATTTGAGAACCACAGATTTTACAACGAATGTTTACGCAGTGGACTGTAGATTTCATCTTATATCCACAAGATATACATTCACACTCAAATACCTCCTCATCAACTTTATCGGTTTTCTTTTCAGTTTTCTGCTCTTTTACCCAAGCTTGCGCTCTTGCCATATCCCACTTAAACGGGGGTCTCCTATCGAAAAGATATGTATGTATTTTACCCATTTATATTCACTCCTTTTTTACAATATTGCTTTAGTTTAAGTTCTAAAGATTTTTCATCTGTAAATTCATGTTCCCAAACTACCAAAGTGTCAAATCCGAATTGTTTAAAGAAATCTATCCTAATTTGAGGGTCTTCCCCTTTGTGCCAATAATCTCCAAATAATTCTATTAACTTCTTTTGCCCATTAACATTCATAAAGTCAGGATTTTTCCCTCCAAGAACGAATGAGAAATCTCCAACATATTTGTATTCATTAGGGAAAAGATTCTGTAAAATATTATCTAATTTTTGTTCTATCTTGTTTGGTTTTAAACCCATTATTTTTTTGTATTTTACTAAAAATTCCTCATTTTGAAATAATCTTTTACGAGAATTACTCATTTTTTTCCTTACTTCTTTGCTAAAAATCCTTCCTTTTAATGCTTTACTTATATTCTCTCTGTGGAATTGTGTGATAATTCTTCCTTTCATCTTTTCACTTAATTTTCTTTTTGATTCTTCGGAATGGGGTACTATCTGTTGACATTCTTGGCAACAATAAATTCTATTTCTTTTTCCATAAGAAACAGTAAATTCCTTATCGCAAGTAAGACATTTTTTAACTATCATTTTTGCATTTTGTTTTTTATATAAATAAAAACATTCCCTTGAACAATATGTTCGTTTTTTTAATTGATTTGGTTTTGCGTGAAATACTTTTCCACAAAACAAACATGTTTTGCTGGGTAATTCTTTTAATTTATTCCAAGGGGTATAACCCTTTTTCATAATTTGGTTAGGATTTTTATGTAAAGCAATAAGACGACATTTATTAGAACAATATATTCGTTTTCTATTTTTAAATTTAACCCAAAACACCTTATTACATACGGGACATTTTTTTTCTATTTCATTCATTTCTTATTTGCCTCCGCAATACAATGCTTTAATTCCCTTTTCTGTCGATATATCTATTGTTGCTGTTATTTTACATTTTGTATTTACAGGGATTCTTACATAATTTTCTGTCGTTTCTGGCTTGCTTATGCTAATCCGTTCCGCCGAATAAGGTGAATCTAAAGACTTAACCAAAATGCCTTTGGCAATATTCTTAGGGTAAAATTTGCCTTCCTTGCTAACCTTGATAATGCTTTGAAAAACATTTTCAGCTTCTTTTTTGTTAATAATATAAGATAAGGAATTTTTTTCAATATCTGTAATTGTCTTGACAAAATGAACATGCTCCCGGTTGCCGAAATAATTCATCATTTTTTTTCTTTTTTCAAATGTCCATTCTCGGATATCTCTGCTATTTAGCTTTAACAAATCAGATATAAAAATATGAACTTTTTTGCTTTGAGTCTCATAACCTGTTTTTTGTTTTATAAATTCTCGGGCTTTTTCCTCTCCTAAACATTCGTTCTCGCCTTCATCAGTCACAATAATTGTTGCATCACCTATAAAATCATCCCGGAAGCTCTGAATCTCGTCAACTTGCAAAGGTAATTTTTTGCTTTGTAATGGGGAATTTTCAACGCTGTCCGGGTTGACCATAATAACAACATCATTTTCTTTCTTTTCTACTCTTGCCCGCACACCGTTAAAGTCAACTTCCATTGCTACCCTGTCTTGTTCTGATTTTGTAATACTGTCCAAAGAGTCAAGACTTTTTTCCGAATCATTGATTCCCCAGACAAGCCCCCTCATAATCTCGTCTTCTTCCAAAGTATCTCCACCATACAATATCCTGCCCTGCCATTTTTTAAGTTCCTGATTAATCTCGTCTTTGTGTTTTAATAAATCTTCACTTGCATTCACTATAAATATTTTTTTAGGTTTAAGTGTTTTGGCCAATTCCATCAAAGACACAAAACTTTTTGATTCTTTTTCGCTATTGTCCTTGTCATATTTTTCAACCTCACAAACCCAAACTGTATCCTTTACCAAATCTTGCGCATCCTTTGCCAATGATAGAAACTTCGGAAGTATAGATATTTTCGTATCTTTTTTATTAATTAACAATCCAATCGAGGGACTTTTCTTTTTATAAGTTATTTTAATTGGACGAATTATCGCCTGGTTCTTCCCTATTTTCAAGGACTTGATGAAGAGATGTTTTTTGTTGGAAGATATCTTGTCAAAATTCCTGCCAACTGCATAAATGGGAATTTTAGAGTAGTCTTTGATTTTTTCCCAATTGTTGGGGACGGATTTTGCCACAATGACCCCATTGATGTTTTCAGGGACTTGGTCTTTCCCCACTTCGGGATGAATCAAAATATTGCTCTTGCCAATCTGGGCAAGTATGGCAAAACATTTCTCCAGGTTAGGTTCGTGTTTCTCGATAATTTTGAGCCCAAAATATTTTTCTTTCGCTAAAATCTTGTCAACATCACCCCTCGTAAAATTATAGTTCCGCTTGTTGAACTCATCAGTCACCAACTTATAGCGCTTGTAAAAATCATCCCAATCTATCTTGACCAGGATCTCTTTCTTTTCAATCTCAGAATATTTTTCATATAATTGTATCGCCCTTAACCTTAATGAAAAAAGTTCCGATTTTGAAATTTTTCTAATTTTTGGTTTTGTCATTTCTTCTAAAAACATCAAACATCACTCCTCATTTAATCTCAACAATCTCTTCCTTAAAAGAGGCCATTGTATCATTTTTAATAACCATATCGCTGATGAATAATAGATAAAATTCATCGGGGCTTTTTGTCAAAGTAAAGCTGTTTGCCCCAGTGCTTACACTAACTTTTCTCCCAATAACAGGAGATAATATTTTGCCTCGCTCATGGCACAAATCCAACGCATCGTCCACACTAATGCCATAATTGTACTTGAATAAACATAATGGAATATCTACAAAATTTTCTTTTACTACTTTCATAATTATACCTCCGCTA